TTAGCTTTATCTTCGTTTGACATTGTTTTTAGTGCTTTTTGCATAATTTCATTTGTGCTCATAATTTTTAATTTTAAGTTTATAATTTATTTTTAGTTTATATATTAATATTATATATTAATAGTCGTTTTAGTTATTTTATATAAATTAATTAAATTTAATATTTATTTTTATATTTATTTTAATTATAATAATTATATTTATTATTAACTACATTTATATTATATATATAGTGTCGTTTTTGCTATACACAATGCTATGCACATTTTGCGATCGAGTAAAAAAATGCTATACGCAGCCGGACCCCGGCTGGTTACCTCCGAGGTCAATTAGCTGAGGTCATCCCACCTCACACCAAGGTCCGATGCGCTAGACTGAAGCCCAGAACAGATCTTGCTGCTCTGGAGTTAGTCCTTTTAAGTTATCCTGGCCGAACATATCCTGGCAGATCTGGGTTCTTCGTTCAGACTCAGCTATGCCTCGCATAACCTCATCCCATGCTTGTGAATTAGTTTGATACATATTAATTAATTTGTGTTAGTGAGTTAAGATATTCTACTGCGAGTGCTAGTTCGTAGTCATAGTTCATTGCTTGTGTGTACAGGTACTCTTCATTGTAATTTTTCATATTAGTTTCGGATTGCGAAAGCTGCAGCAGCTCCCAGATTAGACATTACTTTTTTAATTTTGATAATTGCATTTTTCATATTATAGTTTTTATTAGTTACATTATTATTATATATTATACGTCGTTTTTAAAATACTTAGCTAACTAAGTACTTTATATGATCTCTTATGAAGTTTATATCTTCTTCATGAAAATGATTGTGATACTCTCCATTTAATTTTGTTAGTACATCATACATTTTTTCTTCTTTTGAGTAATTGATTGTGAATTCAAACATAATTTTTAATTTTTAATTTTTAATTTAATTTATAATTTATTTTAATTATTATTAATAATATTATTATTATTATTAACTTCATATTTATTATATATACAGTGCCGTTTTTGCTATACATGCTATACGCACGTAATAAAAAAATGCTATACGCGATTTCTCGCGCAAGCTTTTAATAATTATTCCACCATTTTATTAAATTAGCATTTAAATTTTTATTTAAATTTATTATATAATTATTTATATAATTTTTATTTTCTTCACTAAAGCTATGAAATAATTTATTATTTAAATATATATATATGTGATAGCATTTATTAATTTCGTCAAATATTATTTTATTAGTAAAATCCATAATTTATTATTTTTATTTATTATTAATTTATTTATTATTATTTTTATTTATTATTATTTTATATTTATTATTTTATATTTTAAATAATTATTATTAAATATTTTATCAACTTCTTTTAAATCTTTTTTATTAATTAATATTAATTTATTATTAATTTGAATCGGATGCTTTAATATATTTTTATTTATTATAATATTTAATATATTTTTAGGCTGACTAGTTTTTAATTTTAATATTTGCATAATTTTTAATTTTAAATTTAATTTATTAATTTATTTTTTTATTTATTTTTATAATTAATTTAATATTTATTTTTATATTTATTTAATTATTTTCTTTATAATAATTATATATAGAGTGTCGTTATTGCTATACACGCTAGCGCTGCAGCTAGCTGCTTATAAAATATTAAACGAAAAAGCCTGTTGCTTGCTGCAAAACTCAAAGCAAAAGGCTAAAGCTAAAAGCTAAAAGCTGAAATCAAAGGGGGACTGGGTAAAATGAATTGCGTTTCCCGTAGGAAAAAGTTTTTATAAATAAGCATGTAGCCCTATACCTCTTATTATGCAATAACAATTTTTACCTGTAGCTTTTGGAAAAAACGTGTAATTATATATAACCATATAATAGAATGTAACGGATGGCTTCAAAACAAAAATTATCGCCTGCGGCTAGAAAAGCAAAAGCGAAGAGAGACCTGGCTTATGCTAAGACGGCTGATAGACGTAAGAAGAAGGCGCATGCACAGAGAGAAAGACGCAGAGCTAAACGCAGAGGTAAAAATGTCGATGGGTTAGATTGGGATCATAAAGATGGCCGATGGGAAAAGATTTCTCGCAATAGAGCTAATGATGGAGAGGGAACAAAAAAAGAAGGTAAAAAGAAATATAAGGTACCGAAGCGCAAGCGCCGGGTTAAAAAGAAAAAGAAATGAGTAGAATTACTACATATCCTATAATATCCACGGTAGCTCAAGATGACCTGCTAGTTATATCCGATGTTAGTTCTTCTACGTTTCCGACTAAGAGTGTTACGGTACAACAATTGGTGGGTGGAAGTACCGCCCCCTTAGCGCTGACTGTGAATGGAACATCGGGAGCAGCTACTTTAATAAACAATGTTTTAAACATACCTCAGTATATTGGGGGTGTAAGTAGAATAATAGCGGGTACTAATGTAACCATATCGCCATCTGGTGGCACTGGAGCGGTAACAATTAATGCCAGCGGCGGTGGTGGTGGCGGTATAAGTACTGTTAGCGCTACTGGAAAAACTGGGCCATCTTCCATTACAGGAACTAATCTTAACGTACCGGACTATAATAGGGACCAATTGGCTTTTTCTTTTAGTATAACTACCTCGAGTAATCCAATTATTAGGGTTGGTAGAAATACATTTACTCCCACAGCCGGCTCGGGAGATGTTAATTGGAGTATTGCAGCAGACGGTGGGACCGTGGGAAGCTTTACAATTACCGCATCGGCACAAGTGTTTAGTAATACCAGTAGCGGTAATTACTTAACGCATTTTACTATAATGGACCCCAACCTAACAACTCCTTCATCGGGTACGGGGACTCTACCTAGAATAGCTATAGCAAAAGTAACCAGCACAACTACTTTTAATTTAAGTTTCTTTCAGGGGCAGTCCGGTAATGTGCTTGGGCAAAGAATTGCTCCGGCTACTGGGGATCTTCCCGTTACGGTAATGGTATCTAGGTATCTTTTAGGATTTTAAATAAAAAATAAAAAAATAAAAAAAATAAACAATGGGACAATACGCAAATCAACCAGATTTTGGAACAATAGCGGTAGCAGTAACTGCTAGCAACACAATAAATAACACTACTAACTTAGATAGCTCATGCTTATTTATAGGAACAGGTGGTGATGTAAAAGTAATACTATCAGGAGTAAACGGTGCTGGTGGCACAGGGCGACCTACGGCAGCGCAAGCTGTGGTTTTTAAAGGTTTACCAGCAGGATCTTTTTTACCAGTTATAGTAGATTATGTACTAGCTACTGGAACAACTGCTGCTGATTTAATAGCTGTTAAGTAATGGGTGGTCAATCTATAGGTAACGGTATATGGTGGCCTTCTAATTATGGAGGCGGCGGTGGTGGTGGTCCGTTTATTATAGCGGAAAATGGTGACTTCATATTATCTGAAGCAGGAGATAACTTAACCCCAGAAAATTAAAAACATAAAATAATAAACAATGGCAAATATAAAATTTTCAGAATTTACTGAGGCAGCTGCAATAGGAGACATAGCTTTTGTTGTAGGATATGATGGATCAACCAATAAAAGAATACTAGCTACCGATCTATTGGGGAATTATCTTCCTTTAGCTGGTGGTACAATGACTGGTAATACTCTCCACGGAGATAACGTAAAAAGTATTTATGGAGCTGGTGGAGATCTTGAAATTTATCACACTGGAACCCACAGTATTATAAAAGACGCTGGTACTGGTAATTTACAACTTAATGCTGGTAGTTTTGTATTAAACAATTCAGGTGATACTCAAAATATGATTATTGCAATTGATGGGGGTGCTACTACGCTTTTTTGTGCAGGCGTTAATAGATTAGCAACTACATCCACGGGTATTACTGTTGCTGGTAATGGTATATTTTCAGGTAACGTAGGGATAGGAACAACTAGTCCTAATGAAAAATTACAAGTTGCAGGAAACATTCACGCATACGCACCTGGTGGTGTTAATGCTGAATTAGCAGCAAGTACTGCAGCAGGTTCAACTACTATAGCAATTAGGTCTTCAGGTGTAACTCATTTTAATGGGGGTAACGTAGGGATAGGTACTACTGCTCCTGGTGCTAAATTGCAAATTGGTTCTGCAACACATGCACCAAGTGGTAATTTAGCTAACAATCTTTTACAGATTAAATCGGCTTCAGGTTTCGCATATTTAACTATTGGTAACGGAGACTCTGCAAACGCTACGTCTTATATCGGTGGCGCTTCTGGTCTTACGGTAGTCGGTTCGGTAACAGATGCTGGGGCTTTATCAGAATATATGCGTATAACCAATACAGGTAATGTAGGAATAGGAACTTCTAGTCCTAGCGATAAATTATCTGTTGTTTCAACAGTTGGTATAGTAGGTAATGGTACAAATCACGGTTTATTAAAACTTTATTGTGAAGCAGGAACTCCCCACTACGTAGGGCTAAAAGGACCTAATCATTCTGGAGGTAGTAGTTATACATTACAACTACCAAACACATTACCTAACGTAGCTAATCAAATACTTGAGTCAAATGCAACGGGAACCTTATCTTGGATTGCTACACCAAGTGGTGGCGGGGGCGCATCAAGTTTAAATGGTTTAAGTGATGTCGCACTAACAGCTTTTACTTCTGCATTAATAAATATACCAGCAGGAGGCATAGGTAGCTATAGTTTCACTATGGGGGCTGGTGCTGGTAATTCAATGACCACTGGCGCTCAAAGTAACACATTTATTGGTTACAACGCCGGAAACTCTAATAATGGGGACAATCATGTTATGATAGGAGCTCATGCAGGGGAAAGAAATGCTGCGACTGTGTCATTTGGTAATGTTATGATAGGTAGATATGCCGGTAGAGGAGCGGTTGGAAGCGATGCACATTCTACTATAGCTATAGGCGAATCCGCTTTAGAAGCTGTAACGGGGGGCGACAGAAATATAGCAGTAGGGTTTCATGCTTTAAGAAGATTAACAACAGCTGGCTCAACTATTGCTATAGGACCAGAAGCTGGGGAATTTATTATTGATAAATCTGATTCAGTTATTATTGGCTATCAGGCCATGGAAAATGCTAATTCTGGGCAATGTGTAGTCATAGGTAGTCAGGCGAATGACACAGCTGTAACAAATTTCGGCACGGGAGCTATTCATATAGGTTATCAAGCAGGTAGATCTTCTACAGGAAACCGAAAAATTAATATTGGTTGGACCGCAGGAACCGCTCAAACCACAGGAGGTGGTGTAAATATTGGTGAAAGAGCAGGTGCTAGTAATACGAGTTCACAAGGTAGAGTATGTGTTGGGGGCTATTCAGCTCAGTACAACACGGGGAGTTCTAATACTTTTATAGGAGAATATTCTGGGCAAGGTATATCTGGATCGTCTAACGGCGGTTACAACACCACTTTAGGTTACAAATCAATGGAGGACCTTACAAGCGCTCAGTATAACACTGCAGTAGGTATTAATGCTGGTGGAGGAATTTCAACTGGATCGTTTAATACAATTTTAGGTGGGTATTCGGGTAATCCAGCGGGCAAACTTACTACAGGTAGCTATAATGTGCTTTTAGGTGTAAACGCTCAAGGATCTACTGCTACTGTAAATAATGAAGTTAGTATTTTTAATAATAGTGTATTCGCTAGGTTCCAGGGTAGTGCAGTTGCTTGGTCATTTGTTTCTGACAAAAGAGATAAAAAAGATATAAAAGATTTAGAGTTAGGCCTTGATTTCGTTGACAAATTAAAACCAAGAAAGTTTAAATGGAATTTAAGATCTTCTGATAAAGATGATGGCGCAGAAGCATCAGGGTTTATAGCGCAGGAAATAAAAGAAACTCTTGATGAAAGCGGAATTGACTATACAGGAATAGTTAACACGGATGACCCTAACCAATACACGGTAGCTCAAGCTAACATTATACCAATGCTAGTTAAAGCTATCCAAGAATTAAAAGCAGAAATAGAAATATTAAAATCTTAAAAATATGAGACGTAACACAGTAACAGCAGAAAAAGGATATGACGAAAATGATATATTAAATATACAAAGCCAATTACCATCCCAACTACAGGATATTTCAGTGGCTGATATAGAGAGCGAAGTATACCAAAATATACAAGGTCACTTTTTATTCGTTTTAGCAGAAGATTTTTACAAAGATGAATTAACAGCTGAGCAAATAACTGAAATGGAAAGTTATCTACCTGAAAATTATCAAGAAATTTTTTATACTAATTAATAATAGAAACATTAAAAACTTAAAATTATGATTACTTACGAATGGAATTGCAAAACAGTTGACTGCTATGTTGAAACAGAGGGAGAATCTGATGTAGTGTATAATGTGCATTGGATTGTTACTGGAGTTTCAGATACATTAAACCCACAAGGGGATCCTTACACGTCAACTAGCATTGGAACACAAGAATTAAAAATTGATGATATTACAAACTTTATACCTTTTGATCAACTTACAAACGATGAGGTAGCAGCGTGGACTAAAAGCACAATGGGAGATGAACAAGTAACATATATTGAAGCAGATATCGCGTCAGCTATTGAGTTACTTATAAACCCAGTTTCTGTTACTTTACAAGTTGGAGGCTGATAATCTGTAGCTTTATAAAATTACGTGTGATTATATAATAAAATCTAATTAAATGAATCAAATAGTAAAACAATTTAGCTTTGGCGACAAAGGTAGAGAAAAAGTGTTTAAAGGTATCGAAACACTTACGGAAGCCGTAGCCTCAACATTAGGAGGTGGCGGTGAATGCGTAATTTTTGAGGATGCCCAGGGAATACCTGTAATAACTAAAGACGGCGTAACAGTTGCCGAATTATCTGTACTATTAGATCCTGTAGAAAATATGGGAGCATCACTAGTTAAACAAGCAGCTAGAAGAACAGTAGCGGAAGCCGGAGACGGAACAACAACTTCTACCGTATTGGCTTATGCAATACTAAAGGAGTTTGCTAAATCGCCTATGAAATTTACTAGCAGACAAAAAAGAGATGCAATAAATAATATTATAGATAAAACTTTAACTCACTTAGAAAAGCAGGCTAAACCAGTTAATGGTGATATGATCGACGAAGTGGCTACTATATCTACTAACAATGATGCTGAACTGGGTAAACTAATTGCCGATGCATACAGAGCAGTGGATTTAACGGGCGTTGTTATGATGGAAACATCACAAGACGGGAATACGAGTATAGAGGTAGTTGAGGGGGTGCAGTATGAAAAAGGTTTTACTAATAATCATTTCGTAACTAATCACGCAAGCAATACAGTAGAGCTGAATAATCCAAAAATATTATTAGTTGATTCGATGGTAGACACGATTAGACAAATACAAACTATATTAGAACATGTTATAAAAAATAACCTGGCACTACTTATAGTTGGAGACGTTGATCCTAAAGTTGCCGCAGCCCTTGCAATGAATAAAAACAAAGGTTCTATAAAAGTTAATATAGTTCCAGCACCTACACACGGTGTTAATAGAAAAGAAATATTTGATGATTTAGCTTTATTAACAGGAGCAACTGTAGTAAGCGAAAATTTAGGTGATGATTTAGATTTAATTGATTTAGATTGTTTAGGCACTTGTATTAAGGCGGTATCAACGTTTAAAGATACAGTTTTTCAAGTAGCCGAAGAACAATCAGAAGATATTAAACTAATTATTGAAAGTATAAAAGAACAATTGCTTATAGAAAGCAATCCCAACAAAATAGTTAAACTTGAAAAAAGATTAGCTATGCTAGCTGCAAAACTTGCAATAGTAAAAGTTGGAGGTAATTCTGAGGTTGAATTAAATGAAAAGAAAGATAGAGTTGAAGATGCAATATGCGCAACTAAAGCTGCTATAAAAGAAGGTGTGGTTGCCGGTGGCGGAGTTGCACTAATTAATGCAATCAGAAGTATAAAACCAAAGTCATCTAGTGAAGAACTAGTTATTGAAGCTTTGTATTATCCTTGCAAAACGATTATGAAAAATGCAGGATTAGAATATGAGCATATAAATAAAAAAGATTTTGGCGTTAATGTTGAAACTGGAAAAACAGTAAATATGTTTAAAGCAGGTATTATAGATCCTGTACTAGTTACAAAGTCAGCATTAAAAAATGCTGCCTCAGTTGCTTCGACTATATTGTCTACCAACTGTGTTATGTCTAACGTAAGAGGATAATATGAATGCAATAGGTAGAAACATAATAATAAAAAAATTAAAAGAAGGTGTTACTAAAACCAAAGGCGGATTGCTTTTAGCTGAAAATCACCGAGAAGATATAAGATATGTAGAAGCTACGGTAGTGTCTACAGGATCTGAATGTGACGGAATAAATAAAGATGATGTAATATATTACGATCGTCATGCAGGTCACAAAATTGAACTTGATAAAGAAACATATCACGTTATTAAAGCACAAGATGTAGTATTTGTTTTATGAGAGAGTTAACTGGCCAGGAGTTAAAAGAAATAGGTCTGTTAAAACACTATCGAGTAATACGAAGATGGGCTTGCAAAAAAACCGGATTAACTGATGCTGATTTAGAATTATTAATATACTTTGATTGTTTAGGCAACTTTACAAGAAAAGATTTTGAAGACGGTATTTTAATTTATTCTTGGGACAATAGAAGGTGGAATAGGTTATTAAAAGAAGGGTGGATAGTTAAATGGAGAGGTTATAATGGAGCAGATAAAAGCTATAGTATATATCAGGTTAGTTTACAAACAAAAAATATAATACAACAGATTTATAGAATAATGCTTGGGACCGAAGATATACCAACTTCTACAAGAAGAAACCCAGCAATGAAACGAATTTCTTACAGTGATAAAACTTTAGCCACTGCTATAGGAAAGATTAATAAAGATAAAACAAGATAATTATGGCAGGAATAATGGCAGCAATGAAAAGCTTTGATGAATTGGGGTCTATGTTTTCAAACAACCCAGCTCTTAAAGCAATACAGCAGGCTCAACAAAAGAAACAAGCTCAGCAACAAGCAGTAAGTCAAGTAGCCGGAGTAGCCGGAGTAGCTGGAGCAGCGCCTGCACCAGCAGCACCAGCAGCACCTATGGCAGACACTGACGGACTAGAAGCTAGGATAGCAGCTTTAGAAACAGCTGGATCTAATACGCCTTCAGCTCCTTCATCTATGGCTCCACAAGCTGTAGCTACGGGAGAAGCAATTTTTGGAACTCAAGAGCAAAGAAATAGTTCAATAAATCCTTTTAATAGTGCATTAATTTAAAAAAATATGGAATATACAAAAAAACCAATAGCTAACGCAACAAGCGGAGCTTCAGGAGAAATAGGAGAAAGTGCTTTATGGGATGGTCCCTTAAGTCAAATGGGAAGACCTCATGGTAAAGGTTCTTCTTCAGGAATACGAGGTATGGAATTATTAAAATATCCATCAAGTTATGAGTCAAAACCAATTACAGAGTGTGCTAAGAAAGGACGCTACAATGAGTCTTACTAAAAATTTTAGTAAATCTGAATTTGATTGTAGTTGTGGATGTAATATGCCAGAAGAAGTTTTGATGGAAATTCAAAAACTAGCTGGGCAATTACAGCACATTAGGGATTTCATAAGAAAACCTATCAAACTAACAAACGCATACAGATGTCCAAAACATAACAAAAAGGTTGGAGGAGTTTCAAATTCTCAACATATTTTAGGCAAAGCAGCAGATATTCAAGTAAATGGCTTAGACCCGCTGGAAGTTTACAAAACTATAGATAATTTAGCTGAGCACGGACACATATTGCAAGGAGGTCTTGGCAAATATAATACCTTCACACACTACGATATAAGAAAGACTAGAGCCCGGTGGGATAAAACATTAAAATAATGGCTACAAAAAAATTTAAAGTACATAATATGTACAAAGGTAAAGTTACAAAAATAGCTAAAACTATGGCTCAGCATAATGCTTTAAAAAAGCAGGGTTATACTCATACTAAACCTAAAAAGAAAAAGTAATGGCAGTCAAGAAAAAAGCAGCACCTAAGAAAAGAGGTAAGGCACCTTCGCGTAAAAAATCTAAAGGAAACTACGCAAAAGTAAAAAAGGGAAAAGGCACAGGTAAGAAGGCTGGAGGAGGAATGACGGCTAAGGGAGTTGCTAAGTATCGTAAAGATAACCCCGGCAGTAAATTAAAAACAGCCGTAACTACGCCCCCTTCAAAACTTAAAAAAGGAAGTAAAGCTGCTAAAAGACGTAAATCATTTTGTGCAAGATCTAAAGGCTGGAAATCAGAAAGAGGATTAGCTGCGCGAAGAAAATGGAACTGTTAGTATGAAAAATAAAAAAAATTGCGGGTGCCTTAGTAAATATATGAAGCCTTCTATGAAAGGTACAAAAGGATCAAAAGGTAGAAACGGCTGGGATGCAAAGCCAGTATTTAGAATAACTAATCCAGGTAGAAGATGAAAAAGAAAACAAACAAAGATGCTTGTTATTGGAAAATAAAAAAAAGTTATAAAGTATTCCCTTCTGCGTATGCTAGTGGGGCAATTGCAAAGTGTCGTAAGAAAAGAGGCAAAAAGTAATGGCTGTTCGTAAAACAAAAAAAGGAGCTGCATTAAAAAGATGGTTTAAAGAAAAGTGGACAGACGAAAAAGGTAATGTTTGCGGATCTACAAAAAACAAAAAAACTAAAAAGTGCAGACCCTCTAAAAGAGTAAGTTCAAAAACCCCAAAAACCTGGAAGGAAATGTCTCCGGCTGAAAAGAAAAAAGCGGTGGCAGAAAAGAAAAGAACAGGCATGGGCAAAAGAACTTCTTCTTTAAAAAGAAAAAAGAAATGAGTAAGAATCCGAATGCTAAAAAAAACGGCGGTGAAGGAACGGCTGTAGGAAAAGCCTTAAGATTCTTAGCTGCTCAAGGAAAAAAGTTTGCACCAGAACTGCTAGATATGGCGGGATCATTAACTGGTGTTGAAGCATTAAGCAAATTAGGGGATGCAATTAAAGGTGACCCTGAATTATCTGAACTAGATAAAAGAATATTACTCGCTGAGCTGGAAACAGATGCGGTAAGAGAACAAGAAATAACTAAACGTTGGGAAGCAGATTTGCATTCAGATAGTTGGTTATCAAAAAACGTACGTCCATTAACATTGTCATTTTTATTAGTATGCATGTTTCTGTTCGTTATATTAGATAGTACATCATCAATACCATTTAACATAGGCCCAGAATGGATCGATCTTCTTAAAGCACTTATGATAACCGCTGTTGGTGGTTATTTTGTTGTGAGATCAGGAGAAAAAATAACAAACAAATTAAAAAAATAATTATGGGATATAAAAGCGCTAAGAAAAAAGTTACGGCTAAAACAAAAGCTATAACTAAAACTAGAAAAAATCAAACGTATACTCCAAAAAAATAAACAGATAGGACTGTATAAACCTAGCCTAACATAAACATAAACATAAACAAAAACAAAAACAAAATGGCAAAATTCATTAAATTTAACGTAAAAAATTCAGCAGCTGTACAGCCACTAGGGCCAACCGAAGGTATCTTAGTAAATGTTGAAGACATCACAAAAGTAACTGCAACTGGAGCAACAGGAGCAAATGCTAAAACTTTAGTAATAGGTTTAACTGGAAGAAATTCTGAAGCTGGTTACAAAACTTTAACTTTAGCCGTATCTACTAGCATTTCAGCTGCAGTTAACCCAACATTAACATCAGGTAATGCTAATCCATTAGTATCTGCGGTAAGATCCGCAATGACTGCTAATCCAGGAGGAGTAGTTGCTACAGTTAATGTAGGAGTTGATAACGCTGCTGCACCTGCTCAAATGTATTTTAGAACTGCAACATTCGCATAATAAAATAAATATAGTCTTGCGGGATTAACGTTTCGCAAGGCTTTTATTAATTAAAAAAAAAATAATTATGCCAGATCCAACAGACCCAGTAAAAAAGACTACAAGAGGAAAAACAGTAACCACGACTGCAACCAGAGAAGGAACAAACGAAAGAGGAATAAAAGGTACTTATACAGATACTACAAATACAACTCCCGTTACTATAGATACAACAAGCAGTAACGGTGGTAGTGACGATTTTAAAGCAGCTTTTGCATCCGCTTCAGCAGATGGTAAAGACACATTTACTTTTAAAAACAAGTCGTATAATACTAAAAAGGGCGACAGCAGTACGAGTAATGAAATTTCTACAACTTCTACGTTTAAACCACACATGCTAAAGCCTTTACCTGCATTAAATGCATCAGGCATTAATTTCAAAAAGCAATCGTATGAAATGGGTAAAACTCAAACGATCCAACGTCCTAATGAAGGTATGGGAGCATATTCAGTTTCTAGAGGTGATAGTAGAGATGCTAGTATCGGAAAGCTTAAAACTCAAAATACAATGGTGCTTAATAAAAAGCAAGGAACGAGTTTAACAAATGCGGGTGATAAAATTAATAAAGAATTAGAAAGTAGATTTGGGGAAAAACGAATAAGAGCAAAGTTTGAAGGCAGGTCAGAAGATTTTATTAATAAGCAAGTAAAAAAGGGACAAGAGCGTATAGCAAATAACACAGTAACAGTACAAAGAGGGTAATAACAATTATTAACAACTAAAAAAACAATTATGGCTTACATGCAACCGTCTGAACATCCAGACAAAAACAAACCAAAAAAAACAAAAACACCTCTAACTAAACCAACCCTTATGGGAGAAGTAAAAAAAGGGTATGCCAAGGGAAGTAAAGGCTCTATGGTGGGCAAATACAGCAGGGGAGGCCAAAACACGGATTTATTAGGTGGAGTAAGAGGAGCAATTAGCGCGGGATATGATTATCTTACAAAAGACTAAACAATCAATTATTAACAATTAACAATTAAATTAAATCAACATGAGTAAAGTAAAAAAAATGAAATCAGAAAACTTATCAATTAGTAAAGAACAATTAGAAAAAGTACAAACGCTGCAAGCAGACTTACAAAAGTTTTGTGCGCACATTGGAGGATTAGAAGTTCAAAAAGCAAAAGCTATTTATCAAATAAATATGCTTGAAAAGGAAATGGAGGACTTTAAAAAATCTATTGAAGATGAGTACGGACCTATTAACATTAATTTAACTGATGGTACTTATGAAGTAATACCTACGGATAAAGAAAAGTAGGATCATGGGTAATATTATAAGAAAGATAAGTATAGGTGCTGACTACAAGAACGAAGCAATGCATTACTCTGTTAAGCAGACAGTTTACGGTGGGCACGAAATTTCTCATATAATATTTGAAGAGTCTGATAATTCTTATAATATATTTATAAAAAAAGAAGACGAGGTAATGCCATGGAAGAAGTTTAATTCTAACATGGCAATATCCGTTGAGTATGACTTGGAGTACTAATGAGAAGTATATACGATTTTATCATAAAGCCGGTAGGCCAAAGATATGATAATACGGTAAAGGTTGGGGAAGTGAACCTTGTGACCAACACTTCTATAGAAAGTTTTAAGCACGTTAATAATATAGCGGAAGTTGTAGAAACCCCAGCGGCATTTGCAACACCCATAAAAAAAGGTGATCTAATTGTGGTGCATCATAACGTGTTTAGAGTTTTTTATGATATGAAAGGACTTAAAAAAAATAGTAGATCGTTTCTTAAGGACGGGCTTTTTATGTGTGCAATAGATCAAATATATTTGTACAAGAATAAAAAGAACTGGAAATCATTTGGCGATAGATGCTTTGTTGCTCCGGTCAAAAACAAAGACCCTTTTAGCAGCGAAAAAACAGCTAGCCTTATTGGTATACTAAAAATAGGTAATAAGTCCTTAGAACGCGCTGGAATCAATCCAGGAGACATAATTGGATTTACGCCAAATAGCGAATGGGAATTTGTTATAGATAATCAAGTTATGTATTGTATGAAATCAAATGATATTGTTATAAAGTATGAGCTCGATAGAAACGAAGAAGAATATAATAGCGGCTGGGCGCGAAGCAATTAAAGAATTAGTAAAGGTAGCAAAAGAAAAGATCGTTGACTCAGAAGAAGATATATCTGCTGACAGACTTAAAAATGCTGCCGCTACTAAAAAGCTTTGCATATTTGACGCTTTTGAAATATTAAATAAAATTCAAGAAGAAGAGCAAATGATTGCGGATTCTAATGATAAAGAAAGTAAGCCTAAATTTAAAGGGTTTGCAGAGGGGAGATCTAAGTAATGGCTTACGAACAAACATTATATAAAATTACAAAAGATTATATAAAACCTTCTGTAATTAGTAAAAAAAATCGCTATGCCAAATGGGAATACGGTTATAACAAAGAACACGATGTTGTTGTAATTAGTAAAACCGGAAAGATAGGCGATATATACGAAATTGGTAATGTAATGATTGCATTACCCAAAACAGAAAATGCAAAAGACCTAGGAGAAAATAAGTGGAAAGCCACTGAGTATCCTAAGTTGTTAAAAAAAATTAAAAGTGTCCAGGATTGGAATGCTTATCCAAATAGTTTTAAAGAGCAATGGCATCCATATATAGATGAAGAATTTGAAAGACGTGAAAAAGGGTTTTGGTTTATTAATAAAGGTAAGCCTACTTACATTACTGGCACTCACTACATGTACCTGCAGTGGTCCAAAATTGATGTCGGATTACCGGACTTTAGGGAATCAAATAGATTATTCTATATATTCTGGGAAGCCTGCAAAGCGGATTCAAGATCGTACGGTATTTGTTACCTTAAAAATCGACGCTCTGGATTTTCATTCATGTCGTCGGGAGAAACAGTTAATTCAGCTACGATATCTTCAGACTCTAGATTCGGCATACTATCCAAATCAGGGGCTGATGCTAAAAAAATGTTTACGGATAAAGTTGTACCAATCTCGGTAAACTATCCGTTTTTCTTTAAGCCAATACAAGACGGGATGGACCGTCCGAAAACAGAGTTAGCTTACAGAGTGCCTGCTTCTAAATTTACAAGACGTAAGCTAGAAGATAACCAAATGGCTACTGAGCTTGACGGGCTAGACACAACTATTGATTGGAAAAATACAGGTGATAATAGTTATGATGGTGAAAAATTAAAGTTACTTGTTCATGATGAATCAGGAAAATGGGAAAGACCTACAAATATACTTAACAATTGGCGAGTAACTAAAACTTGTTTAAGATTAGGTAGTAGAATTATTGGCAAATGTATGATGGGATCAACATCAAACGCCTTAGACAAGGGAGGTAAAAACTTTAAAAAATTGTACGATGGTTCAGATACCTTGTTAAGAAATAAAAATGGACAGACTAAAACAGGTTTATATAAACTGTTTATTCCTATGGAATGGAATTATGAGGGTTTTATTGATCAGTACGGTTATCCTGTGTTTGATACTCCAAAAAAAGAAACGTTAGATCCACAAGGAAATTTAATTACAGAGGGTGTAATACAACACTGGGAAAATGAGGTTGATGGATTAAAAGATGATGCCGATGCCTTAAACGAATATTACCGGCAGTTTCCAAGAACAGAGCAACATGCTTTTAGAGATGAAGCTAAACAATCTATTTTTAATTTAACAAAAATTTATCAACAAATAGATTATAACGAAGAACTAAAAAATTCTGCTATGGTTACTCAAGGTAACTTTCAGTGGGAAAACGGAATTAAAGACACTAAAGTAATGTTCTATCCAAACAAAAATGGTAGATTTTTTATTACTTGGGTGCCAGATCAAGAACAACAAAATAACTTAATAATAAAAAATGGTATTAAATATCCTGGCAATGAGCATTTGGGAGCTTTTGGATGTGATAGCTATGACATTAGTGGTGTTGTTGGTGGTGGGGGATCTAACGGATCGCTTCATGGATTAACAAAATTTTCTATAGAAAACGTACCGCCTAATCATTTTTTTCTTGAATATATTGCAAGACCTTCAACAGCGGAAATGTTTTTTGAAGATGTGCTTATGGCTTTAGTATTTTATGGAATGCCTTTATTAGCAGAAAATAATAAACCTCGATTGCTTTATTATTTAAAGCGCAGAGGATATAGGGGCTTTAGTATTAATAGACCCGATAAAACATACAACAAATTATCATTAGCAGAAAGAGAAGTAGGTGGTATACCTAATTCAAGTGAAGATATAAAACAAGCGCATGCTTCTGCTATAGAAACATATATAGAAGATTTTGTAGGAGAAAAAAAAGATGGTTACGGCGATATGTATTTGCAGAGGACTTTAGAGGATTGGGCTAAGTTTGATATAAATAATAGAACCAAGCATGATGCTTCTATAAGTTCGGGGCTAGCTTTAATGGCTTGTAATAAGCATAGGTATAATCCTAAAAGTATAACTAAAATTAAATCGTATTCTTTAGGTTTTAAAAAATATAACAACGAGGGAACTACTTCAAAAATAATATAATAAATGAATATAAGTACAAATACTAATAGCTCATTTCCAGATCAAGTTGTAAGTGACGCTGAGAAAGCTACGTTAAAATACGGACTTCAAGTTAGTAGAGCTATTGAACAAGAATGGTTTAATTATGGAGGGAGTGGATCAAATCGTTATGCTACAAATTGGAATAGTTTTCATAACCTACGTTTATATGCGAGAGGAGAGCAAAGCGTTCAAAAATACAAAGACGAATTAGCTATTAATGGCGATTTGTCTTATCTTAATTTAGATTGGAAACCAGTGCCTATATTGTCTAAATTTTCTAATATAGTTGCTAATGGCATAACTCAAAAACAGTATGATTTAACTTCGTATGCTCAAGATCCACAGTCACTAAAAAAACGAACAGATTTTGCACAAAATTTGCTTTTTGATATGGTAACATTGCCTGAGCAAGAGCGCGCAAACAAAATATTAAGTGTAAATATAAAAAGAACTAATGTTCCGGTTATAGACTTACCTGAATCTATTGAGGAGCGAGATCTTTACATGCAGCTTACTTATAAGCAAGCCATAGAAATAGCTGAAGAGGAAGCAATTAATACTGTTTTAGCTACAAATGAATTTGATTTAACTAAGTCAAGAGTAAATCAAGATTTAGTTAATATAGGAATAGGTATTACAAAAACTTCTTTTAACCCCGCAGAGGGTGTCGTGGTTGACTACGTTGATCCGGCTTATTGTGTTTGGTCTTATACGGAAGACCCGCATTTTAATGATATATACTATGTAGGAGAAGTCAAATCTATAACTATTCCTGAACTTAAAAAAGAATTTCCAAATATTCTTAACGAAGAATTAGAGCATATACAGAAAATGCCAGGTAGCCGAAGTTTTATTAGAGGCCTTCAAAACTACGACTCTAATACTGTTCAGGTGTTATATTTTGAATATAAAACTTATACTGACCAAGTATTTAAAATAAAAAGAACAGATTCAGGTTTAGAAAAAGCTATTGAAAAAACCGATGAGTTTAATCCTCCTCCAAATGATAACTTTGAAAGAGTATCAAGGTCTATAGAAGTTTTGTACGAAGGGGCAAAAATCATAGGAACCGATATAATGCTTAAGTGGGAGATGTCAGAAAACATGACAAGACCTTTAGCTGATACAACTAGAGTTGAAATGAGTTATTCTTTGTGTGCTCCTAGAATGTATAAAGGAAAAATACAATCATTAATAAGTAAATGTATAGGTTTTGCGGATGTTATACAGCTAACTCACTTAAAAATACAACAAGTCTTATCTAGAATGGTTCCCGATGGTATATTTTTAGACATGGACGGATTAGCTGAGGTAGACCTAGGAAATGGAACAAACTACAATCCAGCAGAGGCATTAAACATGTATTTTCAAACCGGTTCGGTTGTAGGTAGATCCCTTACTCAAGATGGGGACATGAACAGGGGTAAAGTCCCTATACAAGAGTTAAGTTCTTCTAATGGTATGAGTAAAATACAATCTCTTATTACAGCGTATAATTATAATATGCAAATGATTAGAGACGTTACAGGATTAAATGAAGCCAGAGATGGATCTCTGCCTTCCGCAGATGCATTAGTTGGTTTGCAAAAAATGGCAGCTAACGCTTCTAACGTAGCTACTAGACATATTCAAGAGGCTAGTTTATTTTTAGCTTTAAGTACTTGCGAAAACATTTCTTTAAAAATAGCTGATGTATTAAATTTTCCTCTTACTAGAAATTCTTTAATGAATAGTATATCTACTTTTAATGTAGAAACATTAAATGAAATACAAAATTTAAACCTTCATGATTTTGGCATATACTTAGCAATGGAGCCTGATGATGAAGAAAAAGCCGAATTAGCTGCTAATATAAATGCTTCTTTACAACAAGGAAGTATTGATATAGAAGACGCTATTGATATACGGGAAATAAAAAATATTAAGTTAGCTAATCAAATGCTAAAAATAAAGCGTAAGAAAAAAGAAGAGCAAGCTCAAGCCGTAACACAACAAAACATACAGTCTCAAGCAGAAGCAAATGCTCAGGCTTCTGAAAAAGCCGCAATGGCAGAAGTGCAAAAACAACAAGCCCTTACCTCTGAAAAAGTTGCTATAGAACAAGCTAAGTCTCAATTCGAAATACAAAGGATGGAAAGAGAAGCTCAAATAAAGAAACAATTAATGGCAACAGAGTTTGAATACAGTATGCAATTAGCTCAAGCTCAGTTAGGTGCTACTAAACAAAAAGAAGCAGAAATAGAAGATAGAAAAGACAAAAGGGTAAAAATACAGGGAACTCAGCAAAGCGAATTGATACAGCAAAGACAAACACAAGGAATGCCTAAGAATTTTGAATCTCAAGGCAATGACGTTATGGGTGGGTTTGATCTGTCTTCGTTTGATCCTAACTAAGTAAGTATTTAATAATTATATAATATTATATCATGAATGAACAAACAAAAACGGAAGGATCTTTTAAGATCCAATCCAAGCCAAAGCTAACCGACGAACAATTAGCGGCTAAAAATAGGGAACCTTTAATAGATGTTCCTAGTAATGTAACTAGAGTAGTAATTCCTAAGGAAGAAAAAGATGCCGTTCAAAAGTCAAGCACAGATGGTGTGGATGAGAATAAACCAGCCGTAGATGTACAGGAAGTGGAGGAAGGAACACCCGAACCAGTCATTAAAGAAATTACCGAAGAAGAAAAAGTAGAAGTAAAAGCTGAAGAACCGGTAGTAGAATCTCAACCTATTCAAAATAATTTGCCAGAAAATATAAACAAACTGGTAGACTTTATGAAAGAAACAGGTGGGACTATGCAAGATTACATTAGGCTCAATACAAATTATGAAGATGTTGATAGAGATGTCTTAGTAAAAGAATATTATAAAAGTACTAAACCTCATTTGTCGCAAGAAGAAATTGATTTTATGATCGAGGACACTTTCGCATTTGATGAAGATATTGATGAAGAGCGAGACATCAAAAGAAAAAAACTCGCATATAAAGAAGAGGTTTCAAAAGCCCGAAAGTTTTTGCAAGATACTAAAGAAAAATATTATGATGACATCAAGTTGAAGTCACCTAATCTTTCGGATGATCAGCAGAAAGCATCGGATTTTTTTAATCGATATAAGGAGGATCAGGAAAGAAACTCCCAAAATCATGAGAAGTTTAAAACTCAAACTGAACAATTATTTAATAAAGATTTCGAAGGTTTCGATTTCGATTTAGGAGAAAAAAAGTTTAGATATGGAGTTCAAAATGCTGCTCAAGTAGGGGAAAAACAATCGGACATTGGTAATTTCATAGGGAAGTTCCTTGGGGAAGATGGTACGATTAAAGATACTAAAGGGTATCACAAGGCTTTATACGCAGGAGCGAATGCTGATAAAATAGCAAATCACTTCTACGAACAAGGCAAAGCAGATGCTATTAGAGATGTTGTAAACAAATCTAATAATACATCTACGGAAGCTAGAAAAGCGGCACCTGTTGAAAGTGCTCGTTTTGGTGCCTATAAGGTTAAATCAATTTCTGGAGCGGACTCCGCAAAACTAAAAATTAAAAAGTTTAAAAACTAATAGAAATGAGTTTATTACCACAATTTGGGGCAATAGTCCCTTCGCAAACACAATCAGTACTTGCGACAAATTATTTACAATGGAATAACAACGGCGGTGGCGGTGGAATCCCAGGAAACTTTGCTGACTTTGCTCAGCAGTATTTACCAGAAATCTACGAATCAGAAGTAGAGCGTTATGGAAACAGAACGTTATCTGGATTTTTAAGAATGGTTGGCGCTGAAATGCCAATGACATCTGATCAAGTTATTTGGTCTGAACAAAATCGTTTACATATATCCTACGCTAATGTAGCTGGTACAGGTGGAGGAGCTGGAACAGGCTTGTTAATACCAGTTGCTGCAGGAATTGTAAATGTAATATCTATTAATGATACTATTGTTATTCTTGACCCTGCAACGGGAACAGAAGCAAAAGGTATTGTTACAGCTTCAGGTGCTGCTGCAGGAACCGGGGCTTTAACAGTTCAGCTTTATAGCGGATTAACCATAGGGGCAACTTTTGGAGCAAATGCACCAGGCCTTAAGATATTTGTTTATGGATCTGATTATTCTAAAGGAACTACAATCGGAGCTGGTGCTGGAAACTCGGCAGCTAGAGTAAGCGTAGAACCTGTATTAACGCAATTTTCTAATTCTCCAATCATTATTAGAGATCAGTATGTTGTATCTGGATCAGATACTGCACAGATTGGATGGGTGAATGTAGCAACTGAAGATGGAACTGACGGATACCTTTGGTATTTGAAAGCTGCTTCAGAAACTCGCTTGCGTTTTGAAGATTACTTAGAAATGGCAATGGTAGAAGGTGAATTAAACCAAAATGCAGGAGCGGGAGCAAATCAAAATTTACTTCAGCCAGGAACACAAGGTTTATTTGCTGCTATTCAAGCTCGAGGAAACGTAGAAACTGGATTTACTGCAGCTCAAGGATTAACTGAGTTTGACGCAATTCTTAAAAACCTTGATACTCAAGGGGCAATTGAAGAAAACATGTTATTCTTAAACCGTCAAACTGCTTTAGACTTTGATGATATGCTAGCAAGCATTTCTTCAGGAGTTTCAGGGGGGGTTGCTTTTGGATTATTTGAAAATTCAGAAGACATGGCGCTTAACTTAGGATTCAGTGGATTCCGTAGAGGATCTTATGACTTTTACAAAACAGATTGGAAATACTTAAATGATGCGTCTACTCGTGGAGCAATCAATGGTGTTAATTCAATCGAAGGTGTATTAGTACCTGCTGGAACTTCAACTGTTTATGATCAAGTTTTAGGAACTAACATTCGTCGTCCATTCTTGCACGTACGATACAGAGCTTCTCAAACTGATGATCGTAGAATGAAGTCTTGGTTGACTGGATCAGTAGGTGGAGGAACAGGATCTACTCTTGATGCAATGGAAATTAACTTCTTATCAGAAAGATGTTTAATTACTCAAGGAGCTAATAACTTCGTGTTATTTAGAGGAATCTAATAATTCCAATATTAAAAGAGGGGGCTTCCGGGTCCTCTCTTTATTTTTAATTATTTAATTATATTATATTATGGCAAATAAAAAACCTGTAGCTAAAAAAGCTACACAAGAACAACAAATTATAGAAACAGCTCCAAAAGTAGCTGTAGAAAAACCAGTTATAGAAACACCAAAAAAATCAACAAAACCTAAATGGGAAATTAAAGACAGGTTGTATTACCTAGTAGGTAGACATACTCCTCTTACATTAACTATTCCGTGCAAGCATACTAGAAAGCATTCATTGTTGTATTTTGACGAAGAAACTGGGATTCAAAAAGAAATTAGATATGCTACTAATCATGATTCTCCTTTTAAAAGTGAACAAGAAGGGGAAGCTACACTAGGGCATATTATGTTTAGAGATGGAGACTTGCGAGTTCCCAAAGCTCAACAAAATTTACAAAAGCTTCTTTCTTTATATCATCCGCTAAAAGGCAGAATTTACGAAGAGTATGATCCCGTTGAAGAAGCTTACGATGATCTAGAATTACTTGACCTGCAGACTGACGCAGCAGTATTTGCTAGAGATATGGATGTTGACGATGCTGAAGCTATACTAAGGGTTGAAATAGGAAGTGAAGTTAATAAATTGTCTTCAAAAGAAATAAAAAGAGATTTAAGATTGTTTGCAAGTAATAATCCTGAATTATTTTTAGAATTAGCTCAAGACGAAAATGTAGGCCTTAGAAATGTAGCAATAAAAGCTACGGAAGCGGGCATAATTTCATTGTCTCAGGATCAACGAACTTTTTCTTGGGCATCTAATAACAGAAAACTAATGTCTGTACCTTTTGATGAAAACCCATATTCTGCTATGGCAGCATTTTTCAAAACTGACGAAGGCGTTGAAGTATATAGATCTATAGAAAAGAAATTTAATTAGTAGTTTTTTAAAAAAACACGTAATTATATTATAGATGGTGAATTATTATTAGCCGGTTTCTTAAGTGAGACCGGTTAATATTTATAACAAAAGAAATAAAATGGCAGTAAACGTAGACATAGTTTATAAAACGGTGTTACTTATTCTTAATAAAGAACAGAGAGGTAACTTATCACCAGACGAATTTAACAAAGTTGCAACGCAAGTTCAGTTAGAAATATTTGAAAGTTATTTCGACACTGTAAATCAGCAGCTTAGAAGGCCAGATAATGACACTGAATATGGTGATCGAATTAAAAATGTAGACCAAGATATTTCTATTTTTAAAGAATATGGAACAGCCACTTATGTTGCGCCAGATAAATGTTTTACATTGCCTACTACATCAGGAGCCAGTGTAGCTACACAAAATTTTACAGGAAACGGCACAGCTATATCATTCCCTTTTACATCAATAACATCTTCTCAATTAGCAAGTAGTGTAATATCTGTCACTATTAATGGTGCTATTACAACTGCTTTTACCATTAGTGGGGCTAATATAATATTCAACACTGTACCTGCAAATAATGCAGCTATAGTTGTTACGGCGACCCCAGAGGACTTTTATAGACTTGGTACAGTAATATATAAAGATACCACAGAAGCTCAACTAGTGCAGCGAAACGAGCTTTTATATATAAACACCACTCCTTTAGTTGCCCCTACTACCACATACCCTATATATTTATATGAAAACCATAAATTATATTTATATCCACAAACTATTACATCGGATATAACGGTAAGCTATTTAAGAAAACCTTTAGACGTTATTTGGAATTTTACAATTCCATCGGGACAAAACTATTACCAATGGGATCCAACTAATTCTGTTGATTTTGAATTATCAAAAACAGAACAAACCAATATTATATTAAAAATATTACTTTACTCGGGAATAGTAATAAGGGATCCGTCAGTAGTTCAAATAGCCGCACAGCAAGTTCAACAAGAAGTACAACGCTCAACATTATAAGATATGCCTATACCTAATGGCGGTTTAATAACCGAAACTAACGAACAATATTACGCAGGAGCTCAGCGATTCTTATCTGCTGGAGGGGTAACAATAACTACTACTTTTAATACAGATTTAGTTTTTTCTACTTCAAATACAGCATTGCCTGAATATGCTTTAAATAATTTTCAAATATACACTAGTGCTAATAATAACCCAGGGTCTTATACTGAGTATACTGGAACATACACAGTTGCTAATAATAAAATAACATTCGCAGCGGCTCCTGCGGCTGGGGTTTATATAGCCGTACAATTAAAAGCTTTGGACGGTGGTAGTTTTGGCACTGAACAAGCTATAGGAACAACCGTACAAGAAAATTACGGAAGCTACGGATATACTTCTTTAAACGATATTATAAACGGATTTATAGCTACTTATGTAGGAGAGCATAAATTAATACCAGACGTAAAAAGAACAGACGTAATATTTCATGCTAAAAGAGGTTTGCAGGAATTTAGCTATGACACATTAAAAAGCGTAAAGTCACAAGAATTAACTATTCCGGCTAGCTTAAGCGTTATAATACCTCAAGATTATGTAAATTATGTTAACATATCATATATAGATTCTTTAGGCATTAAACATCCTATATATCCTGCTAATAATTTAACTATGTCTCCCTATGAAGTTCCTCTTCAAGATAGCGTAGGCGACCCTACTCAAGACTATTTTGGGGATAATTTAGAGGGCAGCTCTATCACAATGCAGCGATGGGCTGACGCCAATGATAATTTACTTAACGGAAATATTAGTCCCCGAGACTATTTTGCTTACGCAGGTTGGCTTACAGGAAACCCTATAATGGGAGAACGGTATGGAAATAACCCACAATATGCTCAAAAAAACGGATGGTTTAATATGAATGAAAGAGATGGAACAATAGCTTTTTCTTCTAATTTAAAAGATCGCTTAATAATACTTGAATATATATCAGATGGCTTAGCTTATGAATTAGATTCGAGGATACCTAAAATGGCAGAAGACGCTTTATATGCGCATATATTATATTCTATATTAGCGTCTAGAATTAATCAGCCTGAATACATTGTACAAAGATTAAAAAGAGACAGATCAGCTAAACTAAGAAATGCAAAAATAAGATTATCAAATATTAAACTTGAGGAAATTGTTCAAGTAATGCGCGGCAAATCTAAATGGATTAAATCATAATTAAATGGCTCAACAAATAAAAAACACATTTCTAAAGTCTAAGATGAATAAAGATCTTGACGATAGAATATTGCCTAACGGTGAATATAGAGATGCTCGGAATATATCTGTTGGTAGATCCGAAGATGACGATGTTGGTGCTTTAGAAAATATAATAGGTAATGATTTAGTTGCAGGAACAAATATTGGAACTGGTCTTACTATAATAGGTATAAAAAACAGCAACTCTACGGATCAAATATTTGTTTTTCTAACAGATTATACTGATCCAAATCCTAGTAGTCCTACAGATGCTCCATCTACATCTAAACACTACATTTATGTTTATAACAATGTTTCAGGAGATTACACCCTTTTAGTCCAAGGAGAATTTTTAAATTTTTCTACAACAAATAGAATAATAGGTATTAATTTAATTGAAAATTTATTATTTTGGACAGATAATAGAAACCAGCCCCGAAAAATAAATTTTGCTTTATTTTCAGGCACTACATCAGATGGTCGAACAGAAGAATATTACACTCAAGAACACCAAATTTCTGTAGCAAAATATAGCCCTTATCAGGCCATACAATTATATAATAGAATTGATGTAGAAACTTCTGCCTCAGTTGCTTCTACGACTGGATATTTTACATTGGATGGAAACCAAGTTGCGGCTCTAACTCCTTTTATAGGCGCAACTGTTGTTTCAGCGGAGCAATCTACCGCTATAACAGGTTTGGATCATATAAAAGTAACAGGAGTTGTTTCAGTGGGCGCTGTTACTAGGGTTCTTGTTTCTCCTTCCTTTTCTCCTCCTCCGGCTGCAAGTACTTATATATCTTTAATTATGTCAACAATGACTAATAAAACAAATGATTCTACCTGGCCTGGTGATCCAGACTATTTAGAAGATAAATTTGTTAGATTTAGCTATAGGTTTAAGTATGACGATAATGAGTATTCTTTAATGGCCCCTTTTACTCAAATAGCGTATATACCTAAACAGTACGGTTATTTTTTAAACGGAGATGAAGACGCGGCATATCAATCTACGGTTGTAAGATTTATGGAAAACTTAGTACAGAATATAGGTTTAGTTATTCCATTACCTACAAACGCTAATAGAATAATACGTGATTACAAAATAAGTGAATTAGAAATATTATTTAGAGAGAGTGATGCTGTGGCGGTTAAAGTTTTAGAAAGTATAACTGCTGGTAAAATATCAGGAGCTAGCGGCAACAATAATTATTATACATACGATTATCAATCACGTAAGCCTTATAAAGCTTTGCCAGAAGCGCAAACTGTTAGGGTGTACGATAAAGTTCCTGTAAGAGCTTTTGCTCAAGAAACTTCAGGAAACAGAATAATTTACGGCAATTATAGAGATCAGCACACTCCGCCTGCAAATATAAATTATAACTGTAGAATATCCCAAAAAAGTAGTACAGGCAAATATAATAACTGGATTGAATACCCTAACCATTCGGTTAAAAGAAATAGAAATTATCAAGTAGGATTTGTTTTAGCAGATAAATTTGGTAGGCAGTCCCCGGTTATTTTATCTTCTGTAGATAATGGAATAACTAGTGGGGGCCAGTTTTATTTTGGATCAACAATATATAGCCCTTACGATATAGCTGCTACAGATACAAGTGTTAAAAATTGGTTCGGTGATGCTATAATGGTTTTAGTAAATTCAGAAATAACTTCAACAAGAAACTTAGCAGAAGGTACTCCTGGATTATATGCTTTAAAACAAAAAGCAGGGACTGGCACAGGAGATGGATTTGCTATTAATGGTAACGCAACAATTGTTGACGATTCTACATATACATTTTCTTTAAACAGTACTCCTTTCCCTAACAATAATCATATTCCTAATATAGGCGATTATATGAGGGGGGCTTATGAGGATTTTGTTAAAGTAACGAATAGAACTGGTCCATCAGGAGGTGGGCAAACTTACACAATTACTACGACAGGTAGAGTAAATGATGTTTATCTTAGAGCCGATAACTTAACTTCAGGAACCCCTGATTTAAAATTTGCTTATACTATAAATGATTTAGGTTGGTATAGTTATAAGATAGTAGTAAAACAAACACAACAAGAATATTACAATGTATATTTGCCCGGAATACTTAATGGCTATCCTGGCCAAAGCGGGGCTACTAATATGCCAACTAACCCAAATGTTGCGGGAGGAATTGATAATGGGTTGTTTCCTACAGATGAAACAAATCTTACTGCTTTTGCAGTATTATTTAATGATAACATTAATAAAATACCTAGAGATTTAGCGGATGTAGGGCCTGATCAAAAACAATATAGAAGCTCTGTTACATTGTATGGTAGAGTAACAAATATAATGACGGTTGCAAGCGGAGCGAATTCTTCAATACCTTACAACAGCCAATATTATGCTAGAATTAATTCTGAGGGTAAAACTGCAATATCTCATACATCGACTGCTATAGCTAGAGCTAAAGAGGTAAATATGGGGTACTCCGATTTATCTAATGGTTATTCTATGGCTCCACCTGCTGCTATAAATACAGGCCCAGGAATTGGAAACAAAGCCTTTTATCAAATAGATACAAATCCGTTAATATCAAGAATTTCCACAGTTGATAAACCTATAGGAGCAACGTCTTTAAACATAGCAGCCAACGGTTCACTTAATTTACCGGCGGGAGCCGAAAACATGGAACCATATTTAGCGGTTTATGAAACAGAACCAGTGGAGTCATTGCTAGATATATATTGGGAAACAGCTAGTGAGGGTTTAATTGTAGACTTAAACGCGGATGTTCTTTCCGGATCGGGGGGAGCTACTTCATTTAAAGATGTAACTTGGGTTTTTGATGAAACTACTGCTGCTGGAACTTTTGTAACTACATCGTTTTTTGAACCAGTTAATGTGGAAGGAGATGTTTATTCAACGCCTACAACGGCTGAATTAATTTCACAAACAAACGGCAACGGTGATAGCGTAGAGTTATTTGAATTGTTTTCAGGGACAGGTTCCAATGCAGGAGAATACAAAATAAGGTATATAGGAGATAATCCAATGGTATTCGGTTCTGACAGTCGTACATTAGATGTTTATTCGTTTATTATACGAGTCACTACAAGTGACGGTGATGTTAGCGATCTGACTCTAGCTGGTCAAATAGAAGGTTTTGGTGCTTTAAAAAATATAGCTCCTACATACACACGAATATCTAACTTTCCCACTACAAAAGATACAAGGATAATTCTTCCTGCTTTAGGTGCTACTGGAAAATGGGCAACAGCAAATCCTAAAAATGGTAGTGGCTACACGGCACAAAATAGATCTCAACTTGAGTATACTATTACCGGAGGCACATACCCAGATAATTGGGAAATGGATAAATATAATGGTGAAATTACACAAGCGATTGCAGGTGATGGTAATTTTGAAGGTAATCCAAATGGAACATATACTGTAGACATTACTGTAACAGATGCGAATGGCGTTACGTTCCCGTCAACGGGGTCTAATGATTATAAACAACGTAGTGTAACACGTACTACATCTATAACTATAGGCTATGCAGAGCTTAATACAGAATTAAAAAATTCTAACTGTATATTTGATCCCGCCGCAAATACAGCTGGTACAATAAAAACTACTACTAATGGATCTGGCGGCAAAGTTTCCGGGATATGGTACATAGCCAATAGTGTGTTAAACACTAGTGATTTTACTGGTATAGGTTCAGGAATAACAAGTATTAATAGATTAGGAACAGGGCCTCACAAACAAGGAACAGTAGCCCTTAGTTCTAATTTTAAGCAACTTGCTGATTCAAGTTCTAGTTCTAGCTTTAATTCTGGTTCAACTAAATATTACTATAGAGTTCAAGGAAATTCTACCTGGAACCCTGTTTTAAGATTGCAAGAATATAATCAAGCGGGGTTCACCAATAACATAGGAGCAAGTCAAATAGATACTCCTATATGGAACACACCTAATTATGGACTTACTCTTAACATAGCAGGTAACACCGCCTCTAATAATAAATGGTTATCTGACGTTAGAGCTATTAATTATTTAGCTTTTGCTAATGAGTCTAACGGGCAACCTATAGAATACGCTATTATTATAAAAGATTTAGAAAAAATCAGCGGAACTAACGGGCAGAATGCTGTGGTAGGGTGGGTACAGTTAGACGATTTACATAATCCAGCTTGTGTACCCTGGCAAGGGCAAAACGGAGGTAATCAAAGTTCTTATAAATACTTTAGATCTGCGGAATCAAGCAACACATTGACTACAGATACTATATCTACTAGCAATGTTTTATATGCTGAGACTCCTTATGGTGAGTATGTGGGTCAGTTTTTTACTGATTCAAGTTTATCAACTGTATACAAACCTGCTTCTGATTCTGCAGAATATATAAACTTTAGGCTTGACAGAAGTAATACGCCTAACATAGGAGCGCTAGCTTGGTCTAATCTTTCTGCTAATGTCGGGTTTTTATCTTTTGCAGCAGGATTTAGTAGCTTAGATGGTAAAATAATAATAAATTTAACTGATCCAGGAGTTAATGCCTCTTGTACTGCTTCTATATTAACCGGAGGAAACCCCGTAAATTATGCAGGTACATCTCGAATAAAAACAGATAATTAGCAATGGCAGCAAATATAGAACTTAAATACTTTAATACATTCTGGTTAAAAAAAATCAAGACTATAGCTAATGTTGCTCCTGGCAAAACTGGTATAACATTTCAAAGTCGATCTGGTGTTGTTTTTACAGTGTCCCCAGGTGTTACAGAAACGGAAGCTAATGTAGGGCAAGAAATAACTATGAGCTGGACTTTTAACGGAAACGACTATACGTTTTCCACTACAATTATTAGCAGAGGGGCTGGAACTGTTACTACTTTTACTGTAGCCGAAGTTCCTTCCGTTCCGGTTACAGCTAATACCCCCATAGTTTTTGGTAAGATAATAAATTTTGACAACATACCGCAAGCTTATAGCCCCACCCCTGCAAGTGACTGGCTAATAGAAGAGTCAAGAATACGAGGTGGATATAATAATACATCTGTAGATTTTGGCGTTAAAGCTTATATAGTGGAAGACGAACCTAAACAATCACATAAGTTTAGTGGGTTAATACATTCTGGTATATTTAATTCTAGAACTGGTATAAACCAAACTAATCAGTTTAGTGTAGGTGAAGATATAACAAGGACTATAGATCCAGCTAACGGGTCTATACAAAAATTATATGCAGAAGACACTAACCTTATTATATTTCAAGAAAATAAAGTAAGTAAATCTTTAATTGATAAAGACGCTATATATTCAGCTGAAGGAAATGCTAGTGTTACTAGTCGTAACTTAGTTATAGGACAAAATGTAGCGTTTGGAGGAGAGTATGGCATTAGTAAAGATCCAGAATCTTTTGCAGTTAATGGTTACAGAAAATACTTTACAGATAAAGATCAAAACGTAGTTTGCAGATTATCTATGGATGGCATTACTGTAATATCAAATTATGGAATGACTGATTACTTTAGAGACAAATTATCTACTGCTACATCAGGAGGAATTAAAGCAGGTTGGGACGCTCATAATAAGCAATATGTAGTTTCGATTACATCGGAAGTTTTAGGTACAAGAGGTTCAACAGTTGAAAACAATACTTTAGCTTTTGATGATACCGCAAAAGGGTGGACTAGTTTCTTTGATTATAATCCTAATCAATTAATAAGTTTAAATAATGATTATTTTACGGCTAACTCTGGAAAATTATACAAACATTATACATTAGCTTCTAATACAACAGATAGATCTGTGTTTTATGGGATTACATATAATTCCAATGTAACCTTTGTGTTTAATGGAGCCCCGTCAACAGTTAAAAACTTTCAAACTATAAATTACGAAGGATCTGATGGCTGGCGAATGGAAAGCTTTTCTACCAATACTGATACAGCTTTGCCTGTAACGGAATCGGTATTTGTTACTAGCCTACAACAAATGCAAAACGCTCTGTTAATAAACAGATTTAAAGCTAAAGAAGATAAATACTATGCAGATATTGTAAACAGTACTCCTTCTCAAAGTGGCGAGGTTGTTTTTGGATCTTCTTCTTCTGGGGTAAAAGGATTTTTTGGAGAAATTAAAATGGAAATAAATAATAAAAATGCAGGTAAAAGAGAATTATTTGCAGTAAGCACAACTTTTGTGCAATCATCTTAAATCAAATTAAATGAATAATGAATTATCAATTAATTTTATAAAACAGTTAGAAGTATTACAGAATGTGCTTATAGAAAGCAACGAAGAAGGAGTGTATGGGGATGGTAAAAATTTAGTTAACAATGAAGAATTTCCAATAACTAATAATTTTACCAACGGACTGTACATGCGCCAAATGAAAATGAAAGCTGATACCATGGTTATAAGTGCTATACATCATACAAATCATTTTTGGTTTTTATTATCTGGTAAAGTTATAGTGCAAGCTGACAATGAAACTGTAGAGCATATAGCTCCATGTTGGTCGTACTCCTTAAAAGGAACTAAAAGATTAATTAAGTGTGTAGAGGATTGCGTTTGGATAAATATAATAGCTAATCCTACGGACACAAGAAATATAGAAGAGGTAGAGAATAATTTCTTTTCCTTTACAATGGAAGAATATAATAAAAAAGAAAAGTTATGGCAGGAGTAGTATTAGCCGCCGGAATAGGAGCGGCAACTAGTTTAATCGGCGGATTTATTGGAGGCAGAAAGGCTAAAAAAGCAGCAAGGCAAGCTAAAGCCGAAAGAGATAGAATAAATGGTGCAATAAAAGCTTTTGAACAAAACAGACAAGCTGTTATTAATCCTTACTCGGATGTTAAGTCTTTAGCCGGTTTAGCAACTGATCTTAGCGGGGAAATGTCTAATCCTTATGCAAACCTAGGGGTTGCGACTAGCGCTGCTGAAATAAAAATGGAACAAACAGATTTAGCATTAGCTGCAACTTTAGACACTTTACAATCAACGGGAGCAAGTGCAGGAGGAGCAACTGCTTTAGCTAATGCCGCAGCAAGAAGTAAAAAAGATGTAGCAGCGGACATTGAAAAACAGGAAGCTCAAAACGAAAAGTTATCTGCACAAGGTGAAGCAGAGTTACAATCAAAACAATTAGCTGAAAAAGCAAGAATACAAAGTATACAGATATCTGAAGGAGGTAGAGCACAAATGGCACAAGCGCAAGGTAAATCTTTTGAATTCCAAGCGCAAGAAGGAAGAGATCAAGCTACTCTTGACAGAATGGCGGCTGGGCTTTCGCAATCTAATGCAAACATAGCTAATGCTAATGCGGCACAAGCGGCTAACACAGCAGCTATGATAGGCGGTGTTGGTGATATTGCTGGAGCGGTGATTGGAGCTGGAGGATTTGGTGGAGGCAACGAAACACCAATAACTTCAGTTACACCTCCTGCAGCAACAACTGTGGTACAGGATACGAGTTCAACCCAACCTTCAGGAGTGAGCAACATGGGAAGCATGGGAACAGGTAGTGACAGAAGATTAAAAAAGAACATTAAAAAAATAGGTAAATCATCTAACGGATTAAATATATATTCATTTGAATATATAGATAAATCTTACGGAGAAGGCACTTACCAGGGGGTTATGTCCGATGAAATACCTAAAGACGCAGTAATTAAGGGAGCTGATGGATTTGATAGGGTAGACTATTCTATTATAGACGTTGAATTCAAAAAAATATAAAATGAGTTATAGAAATCCACAAATAATACAAGACAGGTCTGGCGAGATTTTAGCTAAAGGAATTAGTCAAGCAACAAGTTCTATTGCTAAGGGAATACAAACTTTAGGAGCTAAACGGGAAGCTGAAAGAAAAAGAAAAATTGCAGAAGATAAGCAGTTCCGAAAAGATAGCATGAAAATAGCTAGACAGAAAGCGGCGGATAGTAGTACAACTAATAAAAATCTTGCAAAACTAAGCGGTAATATAGATGGACTCAAATATACGCTTAAATATTATGGAGACATTAGTGGTGAGGCTAAAGTAAGGGGAGTACAGGGAACTTCAACTTCGGAAGATGAGAATACAATTACCTATGCTCAGGGAGAAATGGATAAACTAAATTCAGGCATAGAATTAACACTAGGATATGCGGGAACATCTAATATAGAAAATCCTTTAGAAGCAGGAAATGGACAGTATATAAAAGAGGATGAAAATGGGAGTATTGCCGCTAATAGAGCTTTTCATTTTGGCCTTAAAAGTGCGGAAGGTTTTTCTATTGAATATCCTAAAAAAATAGTTGATGGTAAAGTTCAACAATATGTTAAAGCCACAGATTCCGATGGCAATTCCTACGAAAAAACTTGGGATGACTACACGGCAAGTTTAAGAGAGGGGGGCTACGTTGTAACATTTCCAAGCGTACAAGTGGAACTTATGGAAGAGCAGTCTGAAGCATTGTATGATAAAAAAGGTAATTTTTTAAATAATCTTACCATGGAGCAAGATGAAAAAACTATAATGGAAAACGGTTTTGAAAATAAAAAAGATTTTCAAGATAAATCAAAAGTTTCCGCTGTAAATGATAAGGGAGAAGAAATTATTGAAAATAGGCAATACTTAAATAAATTAAGTATACAACAGGCTAGAGAAAGATTAACAGATACAACTTTTTCAAAAGTTACTTATGCAGCTGCAACTAATAAACAAGCTTTAAGTAGAGCATTAATTGATCTTAATATTTATGATTCAGTGGGGCCTATAGGAGCCGATCAGTGGTTGGCAGAAGACATGACTGATGAGATGAAAAAGGAGGCTATTGAAAGAAGTACTAATAAAACGTGGGAAACCACACGTATTAAAAAAGATTCAGAAGGAAGGTATTACAGAGTCACTAGCTCTTATTCTCCTGAATCTCCTGAGTCTTCTGATACTCCAAGTGCGGCAGAACAAACTCTTGCGGCTTATAATGAATTTTCTAATAACATAAATACTCAATTAGATAAATCTACAAAAGAAACTTTTGGAAATGCCGTGAAAGAAATTGTTAGCCTAGCAAGTACTTATGGTAAACACACTATAGAAGATGTTCAATATGGACCTAACTCTCTTACTATTAAAACTAATACAGTTAAACAAGCAGGAGTGACAGATAATACCTATGTTGAAATAGATATACCCTATAATGACGCCGCTAAAATAGGAGAGCTAATAGCAAAGGCTGGATATAAAAAGCTTGGGTATGCTAATGCTGAAGCTAAAAAAATTGTACAAAAATATAATGCACTCAATAAAAATAAAAATTAACTTATGTATACATATATCATAGACGATAAAAAAGTAACATTTAAAAATTGGGACGAAGTCTCTTCCGCTTTAGATGAAGCAGAAAAAAATGGATTAACCGCTGAATATGTTGATTATGAAGAAGGTTTGGACGGGCCTAAAACGGAGGAACAAACAAAAGCCGCCGAAGAAAAAAGTATTATACCAAAAGCTCCTTTTCTACCAGATGCTGCAGAGAGTGCGGATGTAGTGTCGAAGACTCAAGCACAAGATACGGACTCACGATCGGAAGACTCTTCTTCGGGTTCACGATACATAAGATTTAAAAGCGGTACAATAATATACGAGGATGACTATGTACAAAACTATGCTGATACGGAAAATTATCCCAAGTCATTTGATGACTACGCTTTAAAATTCGGTGGCAAAGTTCAAAAGGTAGAAGAATCAGTTGTTGAGGGAGGTGAACTTGATCCCGTTTATATCAGCGCAGGACCTCAATCTTATGTTGCTGAATTAGAAGGACTAAACGAATTCGGAGAAATTACAGACGGTCAAGTAACGATAGATTATGATAGCTTAGCAAAAGAAAACGGTTTTGAAAGTGCAGCGGAGGCTTATGCAGAAACCGAGCCAAAAAGAGAAATGCTAAATGTATTTGAACCTAATAATGTAATTACCGATAGAAAAGGTAATGTAACCACTAGATTCAAATATGTAGAATATGAGGATGATACACCTGAAAAGAAAAAATATTTACGCGAACAGAAAGAAGCTACAGACTATGCAGTAAAATTAGCTCTTAACAATACCGAATTTTCTACAAATGATATTACTGATGTAAACACCTTTAATAAAGAAGTTTTTAATCCTGAGTATCTTTCAGAGCAGGCTAAATATTTGGAAAAAGCACTGCCTCAACTTAATTTATATCAAGCAGAGCTTGCGGCTTCTAATTATAATAATGCTAAGTTGCAACTGCTAAAAAATAAAGAGCTAGACGAGAGTGAAGAAGCTATTAATATTCTGCAAGAAGATAAGAAGTATACAGCAGTTATGAATCTTTATGAGTCTGAAGCTCTTAATAATTTACCTAAAGCCGGAAAAGAATTAGGTGTTGCGAAAAATAAACTTGAAGAAGCAAAAACTAATTTAAAAACAATTGATCCTAACGCGAGGGCTATTGATTATACTACGCAAGTAAGAAAAATTAACGACTATAAAGAACAATTACAAAAAGCTATTGAGGCTTACAGTAATCAAACGCCTTTTGATTATGATAGTGAGGGTAACTTTAAATTAAAAGATCCAGAGGCTCCTATTATAACAGATCTTGATTATAACATATTAACTCCTCAGGAAGTAGAAATTGCTAAAAGTAACGGGCAAACTCTTCTTATTGAAAATGAAAGATATAAATATAATTTAGATAGAGCTTCGCAATGGAATGATCGTGAAACTATAAAAAACAATTTTCTTTTAACTAGCATTGATAATAATAAATACACTGCAAAAGGCAAAGAAATTTATTATATTAAAACTACATCACCATTATCAGATCCTCAGTTAGCCGGATTTGCAGATACACTTGAAGAAGATTCACCTACTAATTTGGAATACCTGGGTTACACTAAGTCCGGGGAACGTTTTTCAAAACGGCGTAAAAAAGATGGAGAGTATAGAGCTTATACGCTTAGAGAAATATCTAATGCTATCAATGAAGGAGATTGGAGTATAGATAGAATTAAATTTAAAGATGGCAAACCTGAAGGCTTTAACACCGATAGGGACTTTTCTAGGTTTAGTATGAATTATGCTGACACAAAAATGATGCTTCCTATAGTTACTGATATGTACGTGCTAGGGCTGGATCCGGGTACACAAGGTGAAGATACCGCTATAAATATGGCTGGAGCTTTTACTGATGAACTATTAGAAAATTCTTGGGGTTTATTTGGAGATGGATTGGAAACTATAAGAGAAAAGAAAGATGCTCAAAGATTTACACTTGGAAAAATAGGGTTGCCAGAAACAGAGTCAATGAAAAAATCTTTTGAAAGAGGATTTATGATGAGACTTAGCGAGAGTGCAGGGGCATTCGTGCCTGTTTTAGGGGAATTTAGTGTTGCTACCGCTTTAACAGGAGGGGTTGGCAATGTATTAGGAACTGGTAGATTTATAAAAACAGCATTTTCAGGGGGTAAAAATTTAGGTAAAGCGGCGCAGGGTGCTTGGAAATCTAGCTATTGGGGGAAAAATCCTAGAGCTGCTAAATTTGCTGCTCACATGTTAAAATTTGGTGAAGAGGAAATAAAGTTTTCAATGGTAGCCCGGGGCGAGAACACTCTTGGCTCAGGTGGCGCTTTTTACTTAGGCGGTCTACTAACGCAAAGACTTGTTCCATTTAGATTTAATACAAAATATGATTGGGCTAATCCTGCTAATAAATTCTTAGAAAAGATTGTTCTAACCGGAGTGGGAGGTGCTAGTTCTTCAGAACTTTCTCATTTATCAGAAGCTTTTTATAAAGAATTCACAGGGGATAAATCTCTTAAAACTTCTATGGACGAATTTTGGGGAGACAACTCAGAAACTATGACTAGATGGTCTATTAACTTAATGCAATTTTCGTTTTTAGGTGGTACTAAAATGAAAACATGGGATTGGGTAGCTGAGTCAACTGTTCAAAAGCTTAACAATAAATTTGTTAGACAAAGAAATAAAGCTTTAAGTGAAGGTAAAGATGTTGAAAAACTAAACCAAAAAATATACGAAACAGGTAAAATTTTAGAATTAGGTAAAACTGAAGTTCAAAAATCTGATGTGATGGCGTTGCAAGAGGAAATTAATAAAATTGAAAAAGACGTAAATTCAGGTAAACTAAGTTATTCAGAGCGCCAAGACGCT